AATGTAATTGCGTAGGCTGCTGTTGTTGATGCAGCAGTCTGGTTATTTGAGTCTTGAAACGCACCATAAGGAACAGTATCACTACCAGCAGCAGCACTAATAGGTGTTAATAATATTATACTATTAAAGCCTATACGTTCATTATAAATAGTTGTAGTGGTAGCATTACCAGTAGCTAAAGTAATTTCGCCTGTGTTGTTAGACTTGCCTTCAATAATGTTGTTTACAACTTCAGCTACCTCACGAGGTGTGCCACCAACCATTGGCAGTTTGCGATACATATCACGCATTATCTACCACCTTGAGGCTTAAAGTCCACATCCATTCCAATAGCATATATCCAGCTACCTGTTGGGGTAATTTGTATTCTATGATAACGACCAGCACTTCTTACAGATGCCCTACCTTCAGATGAAGCTGCAACAGATGTTGAGTATGTGATAGCGTCATCTAATTCACGTCTAGAAGCTACAGAAACGCTTGCAGAGCCATTTTCTAATTGAGGTCTAACCAATGTAAGTACTGAATTATAACCAGCCTCTATATCGCCTGTATTTAATGATGCAGTAGCGTTAGATCCTGTAAATGTAATGATCTTATTATCACGAGCACCAGCAAATAGTAACTTACCACCTACCCAAAGACGTGAGTCTAAAGATGTTGTTAAATCATCTAATAATCCAAACGCATCTAGATCTTCTAGCGTTACACCAGACGTTGTTACAGATGATATATAGTCTACGTCAGTAGCAGCCTTTGACCATTTGTTTGTTTGCCAATTAAACATAATGAGTGAACGACCACCAGATGTGTTAGGGAAATTCCATACCACAATGTTTCTTACTGGGTCAACTGCTGTGCTACAAGTATTAATTTGACCTAAGTCACAGTTAGCAAAAAACCATTTGTCTACTTTTTCTGTGCCAATGCCAACTAAGTTCACACCATTACATGAGTAGAATCCATCATCTGATAAGAAGTATGTAGTGTCAGCATATTGTGCAACTGTAGAGCCATCTGTACATCCTAATCCACGAGAGATTGTGTCAAACTGAAAGAATAATGGTGAGCCAACGTATGACATACGAACAACACCACGTTCAAGTAATACTAAGCCAAACTCGCCACCTGTAATTCCTTGTATATTACCGCCATCGCTGATTATCTGATAATCGCTTTGTGAAGCACCACCAGAAGTCCAGTCAGTTTCATCATTGATGTCTGACCATTGCACCTTATTAGGTGTACCACTAATATTAGCAGCTACTACAAAGTCACGAACTACTGTAATGTATTTAGCGATAGGTGCTGCAGCAGCTACATCTGCAAAAACAGTAGAAGTATTAACTGTCCATGCTTGAATCTTTTCAGCATTGTTAGATGCTAATAATACGTCACCAAACTGTGCAAAACTCCATCTATCTGCACCACTATAACCACCAGCCTTAGATACGTTTGCTAAATTATTTGTACCAGATGTAAACTTAAATAGCTTTGTAGCACCACCAGCAAATAACTGTGTAATGGTACTAAATTTACCAGCATACACATTGTTAAGGTTTTCACTAGCAGCGTTAGAGTAATCTACAGCACTAGGAAATGGGCTATAACCTTGCACTAATGGCACTACGTTGTTTACGTCAACTAACGCACCAGAAATTGATGGCTGATCTGGTAACCATTCTGCAAAATTTATTCGTTGGGTAGCCATGTATTAGAACTTCCTGTTATGTCTGTCCATGTTTCAGAACCAGTTGTTATGTTTGTCCATACTTCAGAGCCAGCAGCAATATTGCTCCACTCTTCACCTAATCTTCTTCCTAGTGCTGTAACTGCAGCATTAGCTGTAATTGCACCCTTACCTGACCATATAGCGTTAGGACTTGAAACAACTATAGCGTTAGCGTTAATACTTCCAAAGCCTTCGTAGAGTACACCACCATTAGCTACAACTGTAGCAGTAGCATTGATAGATCCTGTAGATGTTCTAAAGCGTATAGCGTCTGCAGCAACTGTACAATCACTAAATATAGATCCAGTAGCAAAAGCATAAGAGAAAGGATTGTCTACATATAATGCAGCTGATCCAGATATGCTTGCACTAGCGTATGCCTCTGAATAACCATCTGCTGATACTAAGGCATTAGCGTTTATAGCACCACTAGCCAATGCAATAGAGTATCCATCTGCTGTGACAGTTGCATTAGCGTCTATAGCACCTGAGTTAAATCTTATACGATAAGCGTCAGCCGTTACTGTTGCGTTAGCATCTACCTGTGCTGTACCAAGTACTACACCACTAGCAAGAGAACTAAATGCTGTCTGTGCAAATGCACTTATGCCAAACAAGGTTACACCTCGTCAGCAGGTTGTGCAACGTTGCCTTCGCTTACCCATTTTAGGTAGGCTTGGTAGTCTGTGTTATCTTCATCCATAGGTATCCAAGCATTATCTGAACGCAATACAGTTGTTGAAACAGTTTTAGGTAAAATTGGATTTAATAGTTTATATGTATACATTTTATAACTCCGCAGAAGCTGTTGCACCAGCAATAATATAAGCATTACCACTCGCTTGTGCTGAGTATATAGAATCTATATCTGGTGACAGCCCGCCACTACCTCCAGTGTTTACAACTGTAGGTGCTGCTCTTTTTGTTACTTTAAAAAAGTAATAAGCTCTAGCATATCCATCTGTCATAGGTGTATTAAATACCCCATTCACTACTTTTTCATAATACCTCTGACAATTAATAAGTTCTTGTCCGTACATTCTGCGTTCAAATGGTGTTGCTGTTGAGCCTACTTCTAGTTGGACACCTGTTATGTAGAAGGTAGCTCCGTTAGTGCCTACGACTGATGTAGCACCTGTTGCTGAATAAAAAGCAGAACCAGACCATGAGCCAGCAGTTCCGCTTAATGTTGAACCTACGCCAAGACCTAAAATAACTTGAATACCAATTCCGTTTGTAGTTAGCCAAGTTCCGCTAGTATCACCAGCAATAGTTACACTTTTTTGTTCCCATGTATTTGCAGAGGAAATTGTATAAGTAAATGGATATGTACGGTTTACGGCAGAATTTTGCAAAGCACCGCCAAAAGTTCCAGTTAGACTAGAACGCACCCAAAATGATAAAGTTACTGTTTTAGCTGAAGCAGTACCCCAAGCCAAGTCTGCAATATTAAAACCTTCAATTGGTTGTTGAATATTAAATAAATCACCGCTTGTTATTGAATATGCAGATAATGAAGTAACACCTAAATAATTTGTAAAACCAGCAGGTGGGGTAACACTTCCAGCATTTTGTTGAATGCTGTATTTAGAAGCCTGTGAAGCCGCACCAGCCCATCTATCTAAAGTATATTGACCACCTGTTGCAGGAATAGTAACACTAGAAGTACTATTTCTTTGAGAAATATCCATAGCACCATTTATAATACGGTTCTTTAGCACATAAGGTGACGCTGCAGCTCCTTGTAGAGATGCGTCATTAAACGTGACTCCCGTATCGCCATTTAATTGTAAGCTCATAGTTCTATCCCTTCAAATGTATTTCTTTTAGACATATTTATAGATGCCAACTCAATCTTTAAGTTATTTGGAACATGAAGTCCTGATGCAAGTTTAGCATTTAATGGTATTACATGATCTACATGATATTTAATATGTCCAGCTAGAGTATTTAATCTATCTCGTAGCTTATAAATTCGTTTTGTCATTTCAATATTGCTCCAAATTGGTGTTGCATTCTTTTGTTTGGTTCTTCTTTTAGAAGATATTGCAGCCACTTTGTGTGGGTTATTTTTAGCATACAGCCTAGATTTTAACAATCTAGCTTCTTTATTTTCCAGTTCATAGTTTCTAGAATATGTTATGTATCTATCATAATGTTTTGTTCTAGACTTCTTTGTTGCTTCATTTGCTTTTTCAGGATTAGCCAAATATATAGCTTTGCTATTAGCTCTAATTTTTTCCCTATTTTTTTCTCTGTATCTTTTAGAACTTTCTTTCCAATACTTTTTGCTATATTCATAATCACAAGGTTTACATCTACTAGATACACCATATTTGCCATGTTGTTTTTTATGAAAATTTGTAGTGTCTTTTTCAGCTTTGCAAATTACGCATTGCTTAAAGACCATTGTCATTATGCTGCTCCTAATTTAATTCTGTTAGCTTCTTCTTGTGCTTGGTATGCTGCAATGACTTCTGGTGTATGTGATACTTTGCATATATCTTGCACTTGTTGTTCTTGGGTAGAATAATCTTCGTTTGGTGCTATGCACCATCTATGAAATGTGCGAGAAATTTGGTTGCCATCTTCTGTAATAATAGTAGCTTGACGAACTTGCACAACCCCAGTTTCTACTACTTCTATTTTATCTATTTTTATTTGTTTTTCTAATAACATTTTTAATCCTTAAGACTACGTTTGATAAGTAATTGAACCCCATATTTCAGAACTATTACTAAAGTTTGAATTAAATAAACTTGTAAAACCTGTTCCGCCATTATTTGCTCTTAAGTATAAAGTAGAGTCACTAAATGCTATACAAAATAATCCATTAGGAAGTGAAACTCCACCCGCTTCAAAAGTATATGTGCCTGCTGGATATCCAATATTTGCAGTACCTGATGCAGCAAATGGTAAACCGCCCACATTAGCAGCACCTGTTGAACTCCCTTTGTTTGAAAGGGATACTCTAAACTGAACAAAAACACTTTTTCCAATTTTTATGTAACTTGCTTGTTGAACTCCATAAGTAACTCCAGCACTTGCACCGCCAAACAAAATCGTAGGTGTCCAAGACCCTTCCTCATAATCATCTAAAGTATTAGCATCTGCACTAGCACTTTGCGTTGCTGGGAATTGAATACCATTAACAGATAAAATACCATTAGTATCTTTCGTAGTTATAGTCCCATTAGTAGTAGGCAACGTAAGTGTAGTTGTTCCTGCTACTGCTGGTGCGTCTAATGTAATAGTTCCTGACGTATTTCCTGCGATAATTACGCTAGACATTATTTAGCCTCCAATGCTGTTACTCTTGCTTTTAGGTCGTTGATGATAGTTTGTTGTTCTTGGATTGCTGCGGTGAGCAAAGGAATAAGCTCTGTGTATCTTACAGTTAAATATTTTGTTTCATCTTCTTCATTCATGGTAACTGCTTCTACAGCTTCAGGTACTACTGATTGAACAGATTGAGCTAAAATACCTACTTGTGGTTTATTTCCTGCATCTGATTTCCAAGTAAACTTAACAGGTTTTAATTCCATAACGCCACTTAAAGCATCTGAATAAGTACCTATAACATTTTTTAATCTTTCATCAGAGAAACTAGACCATGATGTGGCTCCCCAAGTAACTTGAACACCTGCCCCATTACTATTTTGTAAGATAAAATTATCAGCAGCACCTAAAGATATTGCCCAATTCCCTGCATTACTTGTAACAGAAGTATTTTTAAAGGCTACTAAATCTGACCCTGCTTTAGATACGGCAAATAAACATCCAAAATTACTTGTAGTCCCAACCATTACATTACCACTAGAGTCTATACGCATACGTTCTGTGTTGGTTGTTCCAAATATTAAAGCGGTGTTTTCTCTGTTGAAAAGATACGCATCATCATCATAAATAAGCTCAACACCATCTAAAGACCCAATACCAGATGTTGAATCTCCAAGTTTTATTCTTGCTGCCGTTGCGTTATAAATAGATAGTCCACCTCCTGATGCAAATACAGGACTCGTAGTACCAATCCCTACATTCTGTGATGCGTTTACTGTAACCGCAGTAGTTCCAGCAGTTTGTATATTTAATATGCCAGTATTATCAGCAGTCGTTATAACTCCACCTGCTCCACTTGTGCTTGCGTCAATTGATGATGCCATTTATTTCCCCTTATAATACTACCCAGCGTGATCCGCTAGGAACTGTGACTGTTACACCACTATTAATTGTGATAGCCCCAACTGACATTGCATTTTTGCCTGCTGGGAAAGAATAACTTGTTGTGACTGTTGGTGAGTTTAAGTTAAATACTGTATCGCCACCTGCACCTGTTGCACCTCCACCTAGAGATGACCATGATGCACCATCGTAACCTTCATATGATCCTAATGTGCTATTATACCTTATTTTACCTGTAGCAGCAGTAGGTCTTTGTGCTGTTGTGCCTACTGGTAACTTAACTGATCCTGTACCTGTTACACTTAAATCACCTGCAACTGTTAAGTCATCACCAGATAAACCTGCTTGGAAGTTTTTAAGGTGCGACATAATAGCTCTGATCGCATTGTTTACGTCTGAAGGTAACATTCCCTCTGCAATGTTAATGCTTTGTACGTCTGTATTGCTAACAGCAGTACTTGAATATTCTGATATTTTTGTTTTTGGCATTATAGAACCACCCATCTTGATCCACTAGGAACAGTTACCGTTACACCACTTGCTACAGTTACAGCACCTACAGACATAGCACCATATCCACTAGGAATAGAATAACTTGTACCTATACTCATATTATTGACTACAATACCGTTAGTAGCTCTTAATACAGTTCCTGATACTGAGGCAGGTGTTGTGCTACCAACTGTAGTGCCATCTATTGCACCACCTGTAATTGCTACGCTAGAAGCAGCTTGTGTTGCTATAGTGCCTAAACCTAAATTAGATCTAGATGTAGTAGTGTTAGCTAAGTCTGATAGGTTGTTAGCACGATATACATAATTAGTATCAGCACCAGTAGCTGTTACACCTAAATTTGTTCTAGCAGTTGCAGTATTTGCAACATCTGATAAATTATTAGCTGGATTTAGTGGTGTGTAACCTAACCCAGTAGTAACGTCTGTGGATGTTAATACAGCAACGTCAGAACTATTTCTATATACACTTTTTTCTGCAGGGTATGTACAGAATACATCTTTAGTGCCAGCACTAAAATTAACAGCACTACCAGAGTTAGATGACTCTAGAATAGTATCTCTTGACAATGTTCCAGCACCAACTGTACCTAGACCTACCTCAAACTCTGCACCAATAACAATAGCGTAATAAGTTGTATTAGTATTGCCAATGGCTGTAGAGAATGTTTGAAAGCCATTAACTGCACCAGATAATGTAAGCGTGCCTGTACCTGTAGTGGTACTGTTCTCTCGTACCCTGTCTTTAACGACTAGAGCCATGACTTATCCTTAAGCTAATGTTACTGTAAGTGAACCAGAAGCGATTTTAAATATATCGCCAGAGTCAATTGTTTTTGCTGTATCTAATGGTGTATGGAATAAAAGATTGCCAGATGAAAGGGCATCATTAATACCAATCCAGCCTACTGTACCCCATGAAGCTGTTGCTTGTGCAAATGTACAATCTGCATTAGATGTTGTTACACCATTGGAAGGTGCACCAAATGTAATAGCTGCTCTAGCGTATGAACCACCAGAAACTTCTGTACCAGATGCAGCGTCAGTAGGATCTGAAGTCCATAATGATACATAAACTGTAGTAGGTGATGTATACGTTGTGTTACGAAGAACTGCATTGATAAGTGCGTTCTCTAAATAATTACTAAATTCTGCCATGATTTACCTCGTAGCTAAAGAAATTGATAAGGGACTACTTGCGAACTCGCCAGACTCGTCTGAAGATGATATTGAATCTATTCCACGTTGATACAATGATGCCCAAGTTTGTAATCTTTCGTCATTCATCAAGTATGGTTCAGCTTCGCCTAATGCTGCGTACAATAACAAGTCTGGGCAATTGGCCAAAAATGCATTTGATGAATTAGTTGAGCTTAAATATGTTGGTGATCCATAGTAAAGCATATGCAATGTGTAAACACCATCTGGTACAGGTGCAAATTTAAATTCTGTTGCTAATACTGTGTACATTGTTGGAATACCAGACTCTGTTGTTCTAGCATTTCTAAAAAAGTTACTAGGAGTTTGATATTCAATTACACTTACTGGGTTTGTTTCAATGTGTAAATCACGCATTGCAAGAAAGTCACTAGGCAATGCTACTGTACCATCACTTGCAACTGTGTTTGTTGTAACATACTTTAGCATTTGACGTATACGAAGATCACGTCTTAATCTATTTTCTGCTAATGTAATAAAGTCTGGGATCTGTGTTGTTAGATCATTGCGTGCTAAGTAATCAGCTACTGTAGACTTTAGTTCTGTATATGATGTAAATGCCATTATACTGTGCCTTCTCGTGTGCGAAACACTTTGTTATCTGGGTCATTAAGAAATCTTCTAAATGCTTTATGGTCTATGACATGGAATCCACGCACAATACCTTTTTTGTTTAATTCGTCAAAGACAGTCATAGGAATACTTGCTATCTTGTTGTCAAATATATCATCACCCCAACGAGTGTGTTTATCTGTATATTTACGTTGATTGTTATTGTCCTCAATAATATCTGTAATGTCTTGTCTAGTTTCAATAACTAAACCACTATCAGTATCATGGACAACGTTTGTTCTAAATGTTATAGGTTTCATTCATTTTTCCTTTGCCTGTGTTTTGAGTGAAAACCATTTTGACAGACAAACATTAAAATACTATTAGGTAGAAGAGGCCTACCACAAACGATAGGCCTAATCTAATTACAACTACTCTGCTAAGTCAGCAATAATTGCGTGAGCAGCTTGGTTCTTAACTTCTAATGTATATTCTACTAAAAGTTGAGTTACATCTGCGTCACCAGATTTAGCCAATTCATTTGTTTGGAATGGGCGTAAATATGCAACTGCTGCGTACTCTGGATCAAGAACAAATGCTTGTTCACCACTATCACCAGAATCTGCAGTCATAAATCTGTTAGGAACAACAGATAATGTACCAAAGTCTGATAAGTAAATATCAGCTGCACCAATGATTGTAGTAGCTTTGTTGCTTGGAGCCATATAACGTTGAGCTGCAACACCTGTAAATGCAGATACATTTACTTTTTGTGTTGGAGTTGTCATAAGAATGGTTGGAGTACCACCATTAGTATATGCAGATTTAACTGCTGTTTTTAACATAGCTTCTGTGAAAGCTGCGTCTGTACCAGATACACGAGCTGTAGTGCCTAATGAACCAGCAGTACCGTTAGTGCCACCAACGTAGTTAGAATTTAACCATGTTTGTAGACCACCAAGTGTACGAGCTGTAGTAGCATTACCAGCTGCTGCAGCTGTGTTGCTTAAAAGTGCTTTTTCCATATCACGTTTAAGTTCAGCAGAAACTTTAGCTAATTGGTAAGCCTTTTCAGATTTACGACCAGCTTTGTTAATTGCTTCCATAGTACCAGAAATCTTAATTGTTTTTGAAGAGATCTGAGTTCTATTACCTACTCGTGTTGTTGGAGTTACTGTAATGTCAGAAGCTGTGTCACCTTCAACTACAGCATTAGATGCTGCTGCTGCGAGTGAGTCAGTTTGCCATTCGTGATATGTTGCTGTTGCCTTTGTCTTACCAATAGAACTCATAAATGGAGTTTCTGTAGGTGAAATGTTATAAATAACATCTGACAAATCTTCTCTATTACCAATAGAGGTATAGGTTTGATACGTTGCCATGATTTTTCCTTAGATTAAATTTTCAAATAGAGCTGCAGCATCTCTGACTTTGCCAGAGCTACGCAACTGCTGTGATTGTTTCTTTACAGTTTCGCTATTACTTGCTTTAGTTTGTGCAGTACCAGATTTCAACATCTTTGGTGCGTCAGCAATCTTCTTTGTTAAGGCTGGTTTTGACTTTTGCAATTTGTCATACATCATTGCCTTATGCAATGTAACAACGTGCCTAGAATCATAGACAGAAGATAACTCTTCCTCTGAGAATCCTAAGGCTTTGCCATAAGTACGAATCTCTTTTCTGAGGTTTTCGCCTTTGGTTGGATCTGAAAACTCTGGTAGGACTTGTGCTAGTTTAGATGCTTCCTGTGCAACTCTGTCAGACATGGCACGAGCTTGTTCAGATTGTTGCACTTGTGCAATTCTGTACTGCTCTGCTCTTATAGCTTGGAGTTGTTCTTTCCTTTCAGAAAGTTCAGCAACTTTAACTGCATAGCCTATAGGGTCGTTTTCCTTTAGAGAATTTAAATCCTCTTGTGGTGACTGAGCTACGATAAATTCCTCAATAGCTTGTAAGCGTTGAGCATATGTATCACGAGCATACTTTGCTTCTTCAATAGCTTGACGTTCAGCTTCAACAGCCTTGCGTTGTTCTGCTACTTCAGTAGTCTTTTTAGTGTAATCAGCACCAAGTTGATAACCTTTAACCAATTCATCAAGGGTGACTTCCTTTTCTTCGCCAGCAGCTTTTACCTTGTAGCGAGGTTGTTCCTCTTCTTCAGTTTCAGTTTCTTCTTGTTCTTCAGAATCATCTTCAGTTTCAACTTCTTCAGTTTCTTCTGCTTCTGGCTCTGCTTCTTGAGCCTCTGCTTCTACTTGTTCTTGAACTTCACCCTCTGATTGCTCCTTAGAGTTCGCTGGTGTATTCATTAAACCTTCAAATGCATTGGCTGCTGTACTTACTGTAAGCTCGCCATTCCCATCTTCTGGGGTCATGGTAGTTTCACTCATTTAATTTTCCTATGTTTCCACTAGGGGTGGTTACCCATTTTAGAAATCTCTAAAATATCTTCCATGCTTTACTTTTAATTTCGCTAGTCTTAGCGACTGATTCAAAGTGAGCCATGAGTTCGTTATAGCAAGAGATGCGTTGATATGCCTGTTCTCTTACTTCTGTTTGTTCTGGATTAGAGTAAACGATGCGTTGCATTTGGTTGTCCACTAATTCCTTGACTGCATCTTGAAAATGCACGTCATTTAAAATATTTGCAATGGCCTGTGATTTATCAGACATTCATACTACCTTTTGCAATGTCATTGATCTTAGTAATAGAATCCATTACTGTTTTAGTTTGATTGTTCTTAGCTGTTTCAGTCATGTTAGCTGCATCTAGTTTTAGTTGCATTTCTTTCAACGCTAACTCAGCTGTCTGTACAAGTTCTTTTTGTTGTAACTCTAAAGACTTGCGTTGATTCTCTAACTGCATTTGTTCACGATCTAGTTGGAGCTTAGCAGCTTCTGTTTGTGCTCTTAGTTGAGCCTTCTCACGTTCTACCTGAGCTAAGATTTCAGCTGCTTGTGTATTAGGATCAGCCTTTTCTTGTGATGCTTGTTGCATTACTTGCTGTTCAATCTCTGGGGTAATCTCATTCATGAATGCTGTAGCATCTTTGAATCCAGCCATGTGTACAAACTTAGCCAATGTATCTCTGTATTGTTTAATTGAGATGAGTGGATTGTTTACACCATAAGCCTGTAAGATTTGTTCTTGCTTACCTAAGATCATTTGCATAGTAGCAAGTTGTTCTTGACGTGAGCCAGTACCTAAACCTACGTTGATAGTTACATTGTATTCTGTATCCCATTCACGAGGATCAAAAGGAACAAACTTACCATTAATACGAAGCGTTCTTACTGTATCTTGATACTTGCATAGTAATTGTAAGATACCTTTGAATAGTGATTTAACACCTGTTTCTGCAAAGATACGAGCAATCAACTCTAACTTACCATAAGATGCATTAGACATTGTAGCTACTGCTGCAGCTGTAACGTTTTGCAATACATCTGGACTTAAACCTTGTTGAGCATCGCTAACACCTGTACGTTTAGCTTGAACTCCATCTAAATACTCTAGCATTGGGAATGATTGTGCAGCACTTGACTGTACTGTTAATGGTACGATTGCACCTGCATTCTTAACACGAATCACACCACCTGCTGTAGATGTTAATAAGTCATCTAAGTTTACTTGGCCTTCAACTGCTGCAATGCGTGAGTTGTTAGTTAAGTATAAGTTATCTAACATCTGACGAGTTACAGTAGACTTAATTAATTGAATATCTAATGTACGATCAGCTAATGATTGGCCATAGAATTTATGTGGAATTGGTATTGGGCAGATAGAATGGAATGGTACATAATCGCACTCCATATCTTCTAAGATCTCATTAGATGCATATACAATGCGTCTTAGTTCTGCAATGCCATCTTCGTTGTAATCTACTTTAATGAAACATTCATACACTTCTACTAATTCCATAGAAATATCTTGAGTGCCCATGCTGTTAGGTTGTTCACCACGAGAGTAACGAGCAATTCTTTCTGGGCTAAACTCTAATGTATCGCCAGACGCTAATGACTCTACCATATCTTTATCAAAACCCATCGCCACTAGTTCAGAACGAGTAAGCATCCTACGATGTGCTACGAATGGTGAATCTTGAATTGTCTTAGCACGCTTAGATATTAAGAACTCTTCTGGCGGTACATTTTCTACAATGATCTTACCTTTGTTCTTGCTGCGTTTTAATGTAACGTTGTTTGATTTGCTGTATGTTGTTTGGCCAGTCATCTCATCAATGGATGATTCTTCAATGATTTCTTGTGATGCTAGTTCTATCTCTGGATCTTGCATGAGCATCATTAGCTCATCATCTGATAGGCCTTCATACTTTTCTTTAGTAACATCTGTATCATCATTCCAGTATGCTTTAACTACACCAGTCTTTTGTAGTAACGCATCTTTGAACCAGTTATGAAGTATTAAGAAGCCATCGTTATCTTTATAGAATACATGATTAACTAATTGTGTGGCCTGCTCAGCATTTTGTTCGTCACCTTCTTTAGCTGGTGCAAACTCAACTACGTTATCACTAGAAGTAAATACACGAATGAGTTGTGGCAATGCACCATCAACTGCTTCAGCAACTTCACCTGTAACGATTGTAGACTTACCCTCAACTTCATTACCATATGGCTCACGAAGATAATACTCAAGGGCTTGTTGACGTTCATCTGTGGTATCTGTTTCTAGATAACCTAATGAGTCATCTATCTCAGCCTCAATAATCGTCTTTAATTTGTTAATATCAATCATCTATACAATCCATTTATTATTAATGTTGAGAGGTTGACCCCAATCAGAGCCACTTTCATCTAAGCCTACCGCTAAATATCTAAATGCGTCAGCAGCATGAGAGCACCAATCATGTAGTGGTGTGTCAAAGAATACGTTACGCTTCTCATCATATGTTCTACGATAGTTTCGTAATGCATCTATACCTTGCTTAACGTCTTTATCAAACCAGCATCTAGGAAGTAATCTGCGTACTGCTTGAATTCCATCTGCAACTGGTAATTTCTTTACTACTGTAATCTCTAGTCCTGCATCTTGTAACATCTCTTTACGAGATTTACCTGTACCTAATTCTCTTACCTCTACATCATGAGGTAACAACTGTACAGCATTATCCCAACCATTATCACGCAACCAAGCAACATAAGTATCCAATCCTTGTCCATGATTTTCATAAAAATCTACAAGTCTTATTTCCTTACCTACTACTTGTGCTACCCAAATTGCTGTGCTATCTGATATACCTAAGTCCCATGCACAATATGTCTTTGCTAGTTCTTCTCTAGGTATAGATGTTATCTTATTATTCTTTTCTAAATCATTAATGATCTGGCCATAGTATGAACCTTCTACCGCTGCATTAAATGAGCATTCAAATTCTTGGTTATACTTATCTTCACCCATCTCATTTTTAGCTGAGGCTAATTCATTTGCATCTATCAACTGTGTTTGTGATGCTTTAAACTCTAGTAATTTCCATTGATCGTCACCTTTGTCAGCACGATCCCTTAAATCTTTAAAGTGATTATTGCCTTTAGGTGTACCAATAAACATTGCCCAACCTAAACGATCAGATAATGCTGGTCTAACAACTTCACTAAATATACTTGGGTTTACGTCACCAATCTCATCAATCACTACACCATCTAAATAGATGCCACGAAGTGAGTCTGGTGAATCTGCTCCGTATAATGAAATACGTCTGCCCATGAAATCAACTCTTAACTCTGCTATGTTAGCAATAGCACCTAATGGCCTTGTATAGTTAAGTAAGTAATCCCATGCAATACGTTTACATTGTGAGTATGTTGGAGCAATGTATGCAAATCTTGGATTAGGTTTATCACACAGTAGTGATGAATGTATCAACTGATTTATGGCTGATACCGTCTTGCCCATACGTCTATGAGCTACCACTACTGTGAACCTGTTGTCCTTCACCATTTGGTGAATCAACTTCTGTGGTTCTCTGGGCTGATACCCAGTATTTAGAACGTCATTC